CATTCGACGAGTTGTCCCAGTTGCCGCCACAATTCGGACACATGTCAAGACGCCTCCCCGGTTGCCCCGGCCATCCGGGTTGATTTTTCGGTGCGTGGAGCGCCGTTGTCGCGCTCACGCTCAAACATGAGCCAGCCGCCAATCATGCGGCCCAGCTCATCGACCATGCGACTGATTGCCATGTAGCGATGCTCGGCCATCCCAATGGATTTGGTCTTGGCTTGCTCACCCTCTTTGAAGCCGAAATAACCCAACTCAAAAGCCAATCGAATGAACATGCGCAGTTGCTCATGCGCAATGTCCAAATTGGTCAGGGTGGTTTTCTTGTGGTAGCGCTTTTGCGCCTCCACGATGAGGCCATAGCACTCATACGCCTTGCGCCGGATTTCCTGCGAAAGGCCGTATTTTTCGTGCTTTGGAAAGTGGTTCAAATACAGGTTCATTTGCTTGGCAAATTCCGTGAATTTGGCATCCAACTTGGCTTCATCGTGCAGGCCCATCGCTATCGCTCAGGCCTCAGAGATACAAGGCCGAGCGGAACCCGGAGCTACCGCCCGAGCTCGCCCGCGAAGTGCCCAAACTCAACGACCAGACACCCGCATCCGACGAGTCGCCCCAGTAGCCGCCACAACTCGGACACATGTCCGCTGTGCTGTAGTCATATAGGATGTCATTGCCAAACTGGTTGGAGCCGCCAGAGACCAGCGGAATGCCAGCCGCTGTCATTTGCCAAGCGGTGCCGCTGGTGGCGTTGCTCAGCACTTGGCTTGCGCTGCCCATGGTGATGGCGCGGTCACTGAAGTTGACTGCGTAGCCGGTAAAGCTGTTCATCACGCCCAGATCGTCGTACAGCGCGGCCAGGCCGGTTGCGCCCCAGAGGTCTGTTGCCAGCGAGTTGCCGCCCGTGACGGCTGCCATGTTGGCGGACGTTTTGAGCACGTAGAAACGGCCCGTGGCTGGATCGCTTGCGCTTTGCGTGAGGCCGGGTGTGATTTCCCAAACGATGCCATTGAGGTCAACCACGCCATTCATTTGGCCGTTGTGCGCGGTCTTTGCCATGAAGTTGGCCGAGCCCGTCTTTCCGCAGTTGTATGTGCCGTTTCCATCGTTGACATAGGCAATCGTGGCGTCTTGCGCATCGCCCAGTGCGTTGTTGTTGCAACCCTTGGGGTAGTTGGTGGAGCCGCTGGAATACCAGGCATTGAACGTGGTGGAAGTGCTGGCACTGCCGTGAGCGGTGGACAGCAAGGCCAGCATTTTGAAAATAAAGATGCTGGAGCAGAAGAAACTGGAGCCGCGAGTTTTGGCAGCTGCAATCGCACCATAAAACGCATTGGCTGGTGCGCCGGTCAGTGTGGCAAATGCCGTGTTGGCAATCGAGCCACGCTGGGCGCTGGACAGCACAATGCCGTTTTTGAGCGAGCTGGCAACGCCTCCGTTGTTCGAGCAGAGGTACTTGTCCACAAAGACGCCAGGGCGAATGGTGCCATTGTTGTAGAAAGCTCGGTGCAGCGCGTAACCGGCGGCATTGGCATCGGCCACGCTGGCATAAGTGGCGAAGGGTTTGACATCAATCACGTTGATGGCGACACCGTTTGCGCCCGTGCCGACCTTGTAATAAAAGGCGGGCACATAGACCATGACAGAGCCGTCCGTGTAGACGTAATTGCCGTAATTCTGGCTGGCCGGGTCTTCGGTACCGTACAGCTTTGCCATGCCCGATGGCAGCTCAGGCGCGATGCCAACGCCAAAGCCTTGCTGACCGGGAACGCCAATGTTGTTGACGATGCCAGCACCACCGGCTGAGCCGATGCGGATGCCATAGGGGAAATTGACGGGGGAACCGTCCGGGGTGCGTACTTCGCGTGCGACTAAGTTGCTCATTGAATGCTCCAGGTTGCGTTATCGGAAACGGTGACGGTGACGCCATCCGCAATGGTCATGGGGCCGGTGCTGGCGGCGTTGTAGCCACTTGCCACGGTGAAATCAGCGCTGATCACGCTGGGATTGAGCCTGATCGGGCTGTCCGGGTTGGTGGCTTGCGCTTGGCTGGCATAGATGGCAGCCTGAGCGGCACTGTTGGCCGCGGCCTGTGCGTTTTGCACGGGGCTTTGCGCGGCCACGGCGGCAGCGGCCTGGTTTGCCAGGATGCGATCAGCCTGAGCCACTGACGGCGGCGGCAGCTTGCTTGGCATTGACATCGGCTTGCAGCGCATTGGCCTCTGTTGCAAATGTTGGCAATGCGGTCATGAACGCATCGCCACGCGCGGCAAAGTTGGCTGGGTCGCTTCGGCTTGGGGGTGTGGGCAGTGGAGTAATTGCCATCAGATCAGTCCTTCAATTTCAAGGGAACAATAAGACTTCGTGGGGTATGCAACATCAATCGTGAAATCGCGGTAAAAGCCATAAATCACCAGTGGTGAGTACGCTTCACCCTCAGCGCCAATCCACACGGCAGGGGTGGCGCGAATGTCGGACAGGACGCGCTGCACCTTGTTCATTTGCATGGCATCCAGCATCAAACGGGCGGTCATGCGTTTGCTGAATGCGCGTTGCACAAAGGTGGTGGCACCGAATTCATCGGTGTCTTTTCGGCTGTAGTCAATGATTCCAGCGGTGGCCCCATATTCGGCATCGCCTAGGTCATAGAACGTGCCAAACGAAAGCTGACCAATGGCGACACTTCCAGTGCCTGACAAAGTGAAGGTCATGCGCGAATTGGAATAAGGCGGGATGTCTGTCAGCACCACTTCGCCAATCTGTGTGAACGGCTCGAAAAAGTACATGTACCAGTCGTACACATAGCTGCCATCCAGATTGACCGTGCGGCTGTAGATCGTTGGCCCCCCTGCCCCGTCTGTGATCGTGACCACCGCTTGGCTACCAATCAGTCCAAGCAATGCAATGCTGTTCATCAAACCGGGGGTCATCACCACAATCAGCGGGGTGGTGCTGACCGTGGCCGTGCTGATTTGGTCATCGAACATGGCATGCACGTTGTCCGGGCCAACCAGCACCCAATACGTGGGGCTGGTTGTGGGTGTGTTGCCAGTGTTGTTGTTGACAAGGCTTTCGTAGATGTGGGTGCCGTAATCCACACGTGCACCCTTGGCGTAGGTGGTGCCAGCACTGTAGGCCGCATACGTCTCCACGGCATTGGTGCTGACCAGGTGCGTGGCCTCGACAAAGGTGGTGGGCTTGATGACTTTCATGCTGTTCCCTTAAACCGCTGCCACTGTTCGCATCGCATCGCCGTTTTGAGTGACGCGCTCCAGCAAACGCTGTGATTTGCCGGTGTTGACGGCGGTTGCCCTTGTTTCGGCCCGAAGGTCTGACACCTCAGCGCGAAGCGCTCCAACTTCGGTGACCAATGCGGCCATGTAGGCCGACTGATCGGGTGCGCCTTGTTGTGTGTAGACATAGCTGGGCAATGCGCGGACGCCCAGGGCACCATCAGCCATGCGCTCCAGTGGCATGACGGCTTCGGGGCCAGCTTCACCCATGACGCCCAATTGGCCGCCATTGAACATGAAGGGCGTGGGGGTGTTGTAGATGCCCTGACCACCAAACACGCCGCCTGATGCAAACCCAAAAAAGCTCAGCACTTTTCCGATGAGGCCGCCACCGCCACTGGACTGATTGACCACCACAGGATTGGCGGCTGTTTTGGCTGTCGATGCGTCGATGTTGCGCAAGTAGTCGCGCATAGGGAGCAGATAGTCCAGGCTGGCCGCTGTGTTTTTCGAGACGGCCATCAGGCCATCGTTATTCATGAACACCAGGGCTTCAATTTGCTTGGTGGCTGTCTTCAAGGCCTCGGCGGTGTTGTCCATCGTGCCACTGCTGTAATCGCCCACGGCATCCACGGCGGCATTGACCAGCTCCAAGGCGCTGAGCTGCCCGTCTCCATTGGTATCAACAGAGCTGATCAGCTTGGAAATTTGCTCATCGGTGGCAATCCCTTTGAGTCCCTTTGTCAATTCCTCATAGCTGAGCAAGCCGTCCACATTGGTGTCGAGCTTTTCAAATTCCTTGACGGTGATTTTTGCAAGGGAAATGATTTCAGTGCCAATGCTGTCGCCCACCAGGCCAATGGTTTCCTTGATGAGCTGGAGCAATTCCAGCGTCTCTTTCTGGTAACCCTTGACGGCTGGCAGGCCCGAGACTTCGGCACTGACTTGCGCCACGATGGCGGCAAACTGAGCGCCGCTGGTGGCTTGATTTTTGGCGGCTGCAATGTACTGATCTGCCATGCCCGTGATGGAGCCCAGGGCGGACTGGTCATTGGCGCGGGCCAGATTGAGGGTTTGCAGGTATTGAGTCCGCGCAGCCGACATCGACACCGATGGTGAGCTGGTACTGATGCGCAAGGCTGTCAGCCATTCGCTGATGCTTTTGCCGCTGGCCCGCAATGCCGCAATTTTGGTTTCAGCCTCTTTTTGAGCCGCTTCGGTGGTTGCCATGGCCGCTTTGGTGACCTCCGAGAAAGCCGGGGCCAGTTGCAACAGGACGGCATATTGCTGTCTGCCCACTTCGGTGGTCAGGTCTTGCGCGTCCACAAGGGCTTTGTAGGCTGCCAACGTCTGAGGCAAGGCCGTACCACCAAAAGCCGCAGAAAACGCCTTGGTGAGCTGTTCTTGCGTCTTTGCCAGCCTTTCTTCGCTGGTGTAGATGGCCTGATAGTAGGAAGTCGTGAGCGTGGCAAAGGCATCGGCCCCGCCAACCAGATCAAGCAATTTGCTGGCCGCATCGGCACCCATTGCGCTGGTTGCCAGGAGACTCTGATTGAGGGTGCCCAGCACCTGGTTGACCGCCATCAGGCTATTGCCAAGGCGGGCCAGCGTGACGGATGCCGATTCGCCCTCTTTGGCAAACATTCCAAGCGTTGCGCCGTAGGCAGTTTGAGCCATGGCATCGCCGAAACCCGTGATGGCCGCTGCAATGGCCTTTTCTTTGGCCGCATCGTCCAGGCCTTTGAGGCTGATATTGATGGACTGCGAAAACCCATTGACTGCATCGGCACTCAAGCCAATGGCGCTGGCATAGGCC